TCTTTTTTAGTTCTGAGTATATATCGCTTATCTGAAAATGTTCACCAATATAAAATCCTTCACTAAAATATCTAGATAGCTGACCGTTAGCTTTGGCAAGTGCTGTACCCTTTTCTGCTTGTGGTAACACTGTTATTATAAACTCAATTCCAAGGTTAATGATGTGCGCATCTAGTAAGTCTATTGTATCATTCATCATTCTATAATGGTTGAGCCATGTTTTAATATTTTGTTTTATAGTAAGATTAGTTTTTACTAATTTACCAAAACTGTCTTCAGATAAAACATACATATTAAGATTTCTCTTTAACGAATCAGAGTCTTTTTGTGCTGAACATCTTTTTATGGAACCATATTTGCTTGGCATTCTGTACAACACATTTTCATAATCAGCTTGAGTGACAGCTCTATTTTGAGTTGGAAAAGTATCAAAAATTTGTTGTTTTATTTCTTGAGGGCTTGTGTAAGTATTTTGTCCAATTATTGGACTTTCATTAGTTACCTCTAAAGATTCTCTGACCGCGACCAATTTTGAATTTGCGGCGCCATTAAGGTTTCCAAAATCAAAACTACTATTACCTACTTTATTGATAGTGCCTACAGCGGCATTAGAATTAGTAGGATTTGTTTTTCTATATAAAATTCTTAATTTTGTATTACTTGGCACAATGCCATAATTAACATTCTTGGATATTCTAGTTGGATCGAAAGTTGTGCTTGTAACATAATCTTTTCCGAATACGTCCATAGCTACCCTTTGAGGATCAGCTATAAGACTTGTGCTAGATTCTTGGCCACTTCCAAATTGTATTGACACGCTACTGCCTCTTCTTAATACCACAAATTTTCTAGACACCAACAATGGCTTCAAAATTGATGGCACATTATCATTTTTGAAATTATTATTTGGAATTTCTTGAAAAACCATATCTTGCGATAAGTTATCAACTTCATAGTATTTATTTCCGTCTGAATCAATCACTGATAAAATTTCTGCGACATTTGTTGTCTGTAGAATCAAGGTTCTAAATTTTTGATATTGACCAACTGTTATTTCTTCAACTCCAAACACTCCAGAAACAATTGATCCATAAGCTTTAATAGCATAATGCGTAGGCGCGCCTGTTGTTGCGCCGACTTTAGATACTACTATAGGGTGCTTTGGGTCACTGAAATTAATATTTTCTGTCAATAAATAACTTAAACCTGATTGACTTTTAAATCTAGTACCTCTATTGAGCGTAGGTATATATTTAACATCTGGACCTAATCCGGAAGCTTCTGCTGGTACTTCTAAAAACATGGCTATGGTGCCAAATGTAGAAGCAGGGCCTTTTTCTTTATATCCTAAAATTCTACCATGTCTTTGAATATTTTGTAAAGAATAAGAGGTATCTAAAAATGATTCATTTACGTTGTAGTCTAAATAGAACGACATTTGATCGCCAACATAGGCGACCGCATCCAACATCATTGATCCAAACGAAGCTTCGCTAAAATCTTGAAATTGATCTGGGTAGTATCTCTCTACAATGCCCAAAAGATCTTGCTTTATTGAGCGGTATTCCCGATGGGTATAATCTATAGGAATTATCTTTTTATTTTTAGACATTAACGATTTCCTTTATTAAATAGCAAGTTGTATAAAATCATTTAAACCAATCGCAGGTATTGAGTAAGCAACATGTACCCGTAATGTGTTAGATGAAAAATTGGTATCAAACGTAATGCCTCTAATTTTTATTACTGGTAAATAAATAGAAGTTTGTTTTCTGATCGCGTGCTCAATCTCACCAGGGGTATCTTCAGAAAAATTTCTAAATATATATTGATGTAGTCCCACTCCAAAGTTAGGCTCCATGACTCTTTCGCCAGGAATAGTCATTATTAACATTTTAAAATTTTGCTTAACCATTCCTTGAATGGTCTTAATCATAGTATAGCCATTTGAGCTATTATATGTAAGAGGTAGCTTTATTCCAATTGAAGACATATTTTATTTCCTATCATAATTACAACAATTTGTTATTTTTCGCACAAATTACCTTTAGAATCAAAGGGATTGCTGCGAACTTTCATTCTCTTTTTAAGAGGAAGGATGGTTTTTCCTAAATTAGGTTTAAGTCTATCTTTTAAATTTTGAATTGAAAATTTAACAGGATTATGAGACATCATCTGTTCTATGTCTTCTTCAAAAGTTCTTGAATTGTAGTATGTTTTAAATAAAGATTTTAAAGATGCTTTTGAATTGCGCAAAAGCACTTGATCCCAATTGTCCCATTCGGTAACAAACCAGCCACTAAACCCACTAGGCTTACGATCCTTAGCAGATGCCCACCCTTCAGTTAATAAATATGAAACGTTTCCTATGTCGTCAAATTGTATTTTAACTCCTGGGCCATCCGAGTTTCCAAAATATTCTCCATTTGGTACTGTTGTTTCCCCAATTGATGGCAAAAATGCCATGTCATTATAGATTGCTAATGTTGAAAGCAATTTATTGATTGGCATAATATAGCGATTCATCAATCTGAACTTATCATCATTTTTAAGTAATTTAATTAAACATAATAATTCTTTTGAATTTGCTTGAAGAGGCATATATTGCTGTATCTGATAGTCTAGCACATCGCTCTCTACAGAAGTAATTTCGTATTTTTCATTATCTACAATCATTGAGAACTGAAGGCCGTTTCTAACACCTAACTGGCCGACTAGTCCAACTACTTCATCATTTACTATAACCTGCTCTAACGTTCCAGGATATATATCAGAAATATTAGCGATAGGATCATAAGATTGAATAATTGAGGCCGCTTGTTCTGGTGTATACTTAGAACCATCGATACTCACATACTTCTCAACCACAAAAGGCTTCAATGTTGACATCTCAAAATCATATCCTATGGGCTCAATATCACCAATAGGAACTATCATATTTGAGATATAATGGTCATGAGGGCCGACGCCTTCGAATCCAAACAAATCTTTACAGCTCGGATAACATTCGCTTTGTGCAGCTTGTACAGTCCAAGCTATGATTCTATGTTTGTGGTAGATTCTGTTATCAAGCGGATTATACGCTTCATATGCCCAACCATTACCATCTTCATCAACTTGATATGTGTGTACGTGATTGGCTACATTAGAGGTAGTTCCGTAAGAGGGTCCGCTGGGGGATGTTTCTTCAATCTCAATTATCTCTTTATCTAAATCAAGACCAATGCCACCTTGTGTAAAATTAGTTAAAACATAATAATCAATATCATTATATTTTGGCTCGATATTCATTGTTTTTAAGTTGTTTAAAAACTTTTCGCCCATTAAATTAAGCTCATTTTTAACCATTTCTCCCAACACAATTTTAGCATCATCTTCCGAAATTTTAACCGCTTCTAGGTTTAATCTTTCCCTGTAATTTTTGTATGTCTCAAAGCCCTTTAGTCCTTGAATAGCCTTGACTGTGCCACCAAAAGGTATTGGCAACATTGCCGCTGCAGCAAAAGAATTGAAATCTCCTCCAAAATCTTGAGCATCTATCCAATGTTGTTTAGTTGGAAATTCATATCTAGTTTGTAGAATGTTTAATCTTTTAATAGCCGACAATACAGCAGCGGGAGGATCTATTATAGTTCCGTCGTCAACTAATCTGCTATAAGTTTGAACAGTTTGTTCTAAAAAAGCGTACCAAAATTCTTCATCTTTAAATGGATTAAACAATTCTCCAAAGTCGCTTTGAGCATCTTTAAACGCAATCTCCATATTTTCTACGACGTATTGAGGATATATAGTGCTGTATACATCATCAAAATTAGGTTTAAAAATTGTAAATGTAGCCATTGTCTTTAAAAAATGTACACTAGCATAAATTCTACATGCGGCAACAATTATTCCTTCAATATTAGCAACCCCCATTCTTTCTAAAACTCTATTGTAAGGCAACTCAACTACACAATCAGGATCATATGTTAATCTTTCATCATTTGGAATTTTATTATATGTGTCCTTTACTCTTTCAACTATGTCACTAAAATCTATTAAATCTGTATTAGTGGGCTTACAAGGACTAAGCTCGGGAAACATAACATCTACCATACC